ATCCAAGTCCGGTCCTGATGCGAAAACCATGTTCACAGATAAGGTGGTACCCATATCAGTTAATTATCCCTTCTTTTTCAAACCGATACAGGACGGAATGGACCGTCCAAAGACCGAGCTTGCCTACCGTGTCCCCGCAAGTAAGTTCACCCGTCGTAAACTTACCGCCAACGAAGCCGCGCCCGAACTACAGGGTCTCGACACGACCATCGATTGGAAAAATACCGGTGACAACTCCTACGATGGGGAGAAACTCAAACTCCTCGTTCATGACGAGTCCGGTAAATGGGAGAAGCCGAACAACATCCTCAATAACTGGAGGGTTACGAAAACCACGTTAAGGTTAGGTAGTAGAATTATTGGTAAATGCATGATGGGGTCAACTTGTAATGCATTAGATAAAGGTGGTGATAATTTTAAAAAATTATATTATGACTCAGATGTCACAAAAAGAAATGCGAATGGACAGACTCGTTCGGGACTCTATTCTTTGTTCATTCCTATGGAATGGAATTACGAAGGATACATTGATTCTTATGGAATACCTGTCTTCGACACTCCGACCGACATTGTTAAAGGACCACACGGGGTACCTATAACTTTAGGAGTTATAAGTTATTGGCAAAACGAAGTAGATGGGTTAAAAGATGATCAAGATGCTTTAAATGAATTTTATAGACAGTTTCCTAGAACTGAAGAACATGCATTTAGAGATGAAGCAAAATCATCATTATTTAATCTTACAAAAATATATGAACAAATTGATTGGAACGCTGAAACAAAAGATACACCTATTACACAAGGTAATTTTCAGTGGGTAGGAGGTATAAAAGATACTTCAGTTATATTTGTTCCTCAAAATAATGGTAGGTTTTTTATATCATGGACACCACCTATAAGATTACAAAACAATGTAATACATAAATTAGGTAAAAAATATCCAGGTAATGAACACCTTGGTGCTTTTGGTTGTGATAGTTATGACATATCAGGTACAGTAGACAAGCGTGGTTCAAAAGGATCTTTGCATGGTTTAACTAAGTTTAGCATGGAAGATGTTCCACCAAATCATTTCTTTTTAGAATATATAGCTAGACCACAAACAGCTGAGATATTTTTTGAAGATGTACTTATGGCTTGTATATTTTATGGTATGCCAATACTTGCTGAAAATAATAAACCTAGATTATTATATCATTTTAAAAGGCGAGGTTATAGAGGTTATGCTATGAATAGACCAGATAAAATATATAATAAATTATCAGTTACAGAAAGAGAAATAGGTGGTATACCTAATTCAAGTGAAGATATTAAACAAGCACATGCTGCTGCTATTGAAAGTTATATAGAAACATATGTAGGATTACGCAATGATAATACATATGGTGATGTATATTTTCAAAGAACATTAGAAGACTGGGCTAAATTTGATATTAATAATAGAACAACGCATGATGCTTCTATTAGTTCAGGACTAGCAATAATGGCTTGTAATAAAAATAAATATAGACCTGTTCCTAAAATTATTAGACAAAATTATGATTTAGGAATAAAAAAATATGATAATAGTGGGTTGTTATCTAAAATTATAGATTAAATGAAAAGTATATACACTAATGGTAATAGTATTTTTCCTAGCCAAGTGGTTAGTGACGCTGAAAAAGCCAGTTGGGAATATGGAGAGCAAGTTGCTCAAGCCATAGAACAAGAGTGGTTTAGTCAAGGTAGAACAAATGGTAATAGATATTTGACTACTTGGAATAACTATAATAGATTAAGATTATATGCAAGAGGTGAGCAACCTACTCAAAAATATAAAGATGAATTATCTATTAACGGTGATTTATCGTATTTAAATTTAGATTGGAAACCAGTTCCTATTGTTTCTAAATTTGTAGACATATTAACAAATGGTATATCTAATAAAGATTATGAGATAAATGCTTTTGCTCAAGATCCAGAAGCATTACAAAAACGTACTAACTATGCAGAAATGTTAGCACAAGATATGTTTGCTAGAGAAACAATGAAAGAAATAGTAAACAAATTAGATTCTGCTTTGTTTAATACTACAATTCCAGAAGATGAATTACCTCATAACATGGAAGAATTAGAATTACATATGCAGTTAGATTATAAACAAGCTGTTGAAATTGCTGAAGAAGAAGTTATAACTCAAATATTAGATTTTAATAAATGGGACTTAACTAGAAGAAGAATAAATTATGATCTTGTTACGTGTGGTATTGGAGCATGTAAAACAAATTTTAATAATTCAAATGGTATTACAGTAGATTATGTAGATCCAGCTTATTTAATATATTCTTATACAGAAGATCCTAATTTTGAAGATATATATTACGTAGGTGAATTAAAAGCTGTTACATTACCAGAAATAGCAAAACAATTTCCTACATTACCAGATAGTGAATTACAAAGAATACAAGAGTATCAAGGAGATAAAACTTATATGTATGGATATGGTTATGGCCCATGGGATCAAAATACTATTCCGTTATTATATTTTGAATATAAAACATACAGCGATCAAGTATTTAAAGTAAAAGAAACTGATACAGGGTTACAAAAAGTAATACAAAAAGATAGCGATTTTAATCCTCCACCTAATGAAAATTTTGAAAGAGTAGGTAGAACTATTGAAACATTATATAGAGGTGTAAAGGTTTTAGGTACTAATATATTATTAAGATGGGAGTTATGTCCTAATATGACTAGACCTATGGCTGATACTACTAAAGTAGAAATGAATTATGCTATTTGTGCACCTCGTATGTATAAAGGTCGTATTGATTCTACAGTAAATAGAATTACAGGTTTTGCTGATATGATTCAAATAACTCATTTAAAGCTTCAACAAGTTATTGCTAGAATGGTACCAGATGGTGTATTTTTAGATATGGACGGGTTAGCAGAAGTTGATCTTGGTAATGGTACTAATTATAATCCCGCAGAAGCATTAAATATGTATTTTCAAACGGGTTCTGTTGTAGGTAGATCGCTTACGCAAGATGGTGAACTTAATAGAGGTAAAGTACCTGTTCAAGAATTACAAACTGGTAATGGTCAAGCAAAAATACAAAGTTTAATCAGCACATATAATTATTATTTACAAATGATAAGAGATGTGACTGGATTAAATGAAGCTAGAGATGGTAGTTTAGCAGATAAAGATACACTAGTTGGATTACAAAAAATAGCTGCACAAGCTTCTAATATTGCTACTAAACATATAAACAATGCTAGTTTATATATAACTTTAAGAATATGTGAAAACATATCTAAAAAAGTTGCAGACATGTTAGATTATCCTATGACAAGAAATTCTTTAAAGCAAAGTATCACATCATTTAATGCTACTACATTAGAAGAAGTAGATAAATTAAACCTACATGATTTTGGTATATTTTTAGATCTTGAACCAGACGAAGAAGAAAAAGCACAGTTAGAACAAAATATTCAAATAGCTATTTCTAGTGGTGGTATAGATTTAGAAGACGCAATTGATATACGTCAAATAAGAAATTTAAAATTAGCTAATCAAATGTTAAAACAAAAACGTAAACGTAAATTAGCTAGAGAAAGACAAATGCAATTAGAAATGAGTCAACAGCAAGCTCAAGTACAAACTCAATCACAACAAGCTGCTGCTGAATCAGAAGTTGCAAAACAACAAGCTTTAACAGCTGAAAAAGTAAACTTTGAAGAAGCTAAATCTCAATTTGAAATACAACGTATGCAAACTGAAGCTGAAATTAAACGTCAGTTAATGGCTGAAGAATTTAACTATCAATTACAGTTAGAGCAAATGAAAACTAAGCGTGAAACTGATAGAGAGATAATGATAGAAGAGCGTAAAGACAAAAGAACAAGAATAGCTGGGACACAACAAAGCGAAATGATTAGTCAAAGAAAAAATAACTCTATGCCTATAGATTTTGAAGTTGAGTCAGTTGCAAGAAATCTAGACAGCGCCCAGTTATAGTATTAATTATTTAATTATATTTTATTATGGCAGAAAAAAAAGCGGCCGTAGAGGTCAAACAAGAAGGTGAATTTACTTTAAAAGGTAAAAATGTACCTAAACGTAAGGCAAAAGATTTAGGTAAAACTAAAGATGAGCCTGTAAAAATGGAGATTAAAAAACCAGTAGAAGAAAAGGTTGAAACTCCTAAAATTGATTTAACTAAAAAAGAAGACAATGCCGTTCAAGAGCGAAAAACAGAGGAGATACCTGTGGGCGACAAACCCGAAGCTAGCAGAGAAGTGGACCAAGAAGTACGGGTCAGCGATACAAATGATAAAGAGGATTCTCCAGTCCAAGTAATTGAAGAGATAACTGAAGAAGTTAAACCAAAAGAAGAAACAAAAGAAAAACCTCAATTAATTAAAACACCTGAATTACCAGAAAATGTAGAAAAATTAGTTACATTTATGAATGAAACAGGTGGTACTGTGGAGGATTATGTAGAATTAAATAAAGATTATTCAAAATTAAGCAATGATCAAGTTTTACATGAATATTTAAGAAAAACAAAACCTCATCTAGACAAAGAAGATATTGATTTAATCATGGAAGATTATCAATATGAAGAAGATATAGATGATCCAAAAGAAATACGTAAGAAAAAACTAGCTTATAAAGAAGCTGTTGCTTCAGCTAAACAAGATTTAGAAAATAGAAAAACTAAATATTACGCTGAAATAAAAAACAGACCTGGAGTTACTCAAGAACAACAGAAAGCTATGGATTTTTTCAATCGTTACAATAAACAGCAAGAAGAAATAAAGCTGTCTCAGGCAGATTTTAGAGAACGTACTAATCAAATATTAAACAGCGAGTTCGAAGGTTTCGAATATAACGTTGGAGATAAAAGATTTAGATACAAAATAAAAGACCCTGTGACAATAGCGGAAAAACAGTCTGATATTAATAACTTTGTTGGAAGATTTTTAGACAAGGAAGGTAAGATAAAAGATACTGCCGGTTATCATAAAGCTTTATATGCTGCGATGAATGCTGATAAACTAGCGTCTCATTTTTATGAGCAAGGTAAAGCTGACGGTGTTAAAGACATGGTTCAGCAATCTAAAAATCCAAGTACAGATGCGCCAAGGCAAGTTGCCAGCGGGGATGTTTATGTAGGCGGGTTTAAAGTAAAAGCCATTAGTGGAGCAGACTCATCAAAACTAAAAATCAAAAAGAGAACATTTAATAATTAAAATTTAAAATTATGGCTTTAAATCCCCAGTTTGGCTCGATTATACCTAGTCAAACTCAAGAAGTCTTACAAACTAACTATTTACAGTGGACTGATCCTGCTGCAGCTGAATCTGGATTCTTAAGAATGGTTGGGGCGGAGCTTCCAATGACAAGTGACCAAGTAATCTGGTCTGAACAAAATAGATTACATATTGCATATGACAACTGTACGTTTGTTAGCGCTACAGGTGTTATTACACTTAACCCAGGTGCTGTTGCAGGAATATTTAACGTTATTTCTGTTAACGCTACTGTAGTAATTATGGACGACTTCGGAAACGAAGCTAAAGCTCTTGTTACTGCTAGTACTCCTGGTGCTGCTGGTACAATTACTGTAGAACCTTACACAGCTGCTAACTTAGCAGGTGCTGGACTAGTTGGTGTTGTAAAAGTATTCGTATACGGTTCTGAGTATAGAAAAGGATCTACTACTCCTAACTACGATGCTGTAACTGCTCCAAATGGTTATATCAGTGTTGACCCACAGTTTACTCAATTCTCTAACCTACCTGTAATCATCAGAAACAAATACGTAGTAAATGGTTCTGATACTGCGCAGATCGGTTGGGTTGAAGTTTCAACTGAAGACGGAACTGGAGGATACTTATGGTATCTAAAAGCTGAGTCTGAAACTAGATTAAGATTTGAGGATTACTTAGAAATGATGTGTGTAGAAGGTGAATTAGTTGA